CACCAATGCAGTTGCAAAGAATGCGGTCAAGAGTGGATGGATGATGAACCACTCTGTGAATGTAAGGAGGAATAGTCGAAACCTCCCTTCGGGGAGGTCGTGGGGAACTGGTCTACCCCACCTGAAGAGACAGACCACCTAGAGAAAAGGAACAGAAATGAAACTAACGAAGAGAGGTAAGCGAGTTCGTGCAGTTGCGATACTGCTTGGATTCGTTGCCGTTTATTACATCACTAGCCACATTTGGTGGGTTGAAGACCACTACTGCTGGGGAACAATGATTGAGTGCTACTTCGGGGAGGGTAAGTAATGAGACCAAAGCTCGAAGCAACGATTCTCGATCATACTTGGGAAGAGTGGGTCGAGAAGTACAAGCCGGTTCGTGATGAACATGGCGACATCATTTACTTCGATGGAGATGAGGAGCAGTTCAAGAACTCAGACCCAGCAACTCGATGGACAAATACCTGCGAAGGTAAAGGTGAATGGATTCATAATGGAATCTATTTCATCAACCGAATCGGACACATCTTGACCGAAGTTCCTTGGTCAATGGATGAGGACATCACCATCACAGTTTCGGAGGGTGAGTAATGAATCAAACTAGATTGGAAAGAATCGCAAAGGGTCAAGCAAAGACCCTCGTTCACACCCTCACCTTGCTTGATGATGAGGGGTACGGAGATAGCGACCTCTCGATGTTGAGGGGATCCATTCGCCGATGGCTCGAACACATGACCCCATTGAAGAAGTGGAATCCAATAGATGAAAGAACTTACTGCGTTATCTGCACCAAGAACTTCGATGATGATGGGTTCGATTACCGATTCGAATCTCCCATCTGCCATGACTGCGTGAAGCAGGTGGCAAATGCCTAAGTTCAAAGTGAAGTATGTGTATGAACGCTGGTACGACCTCGAGCTGGAGGCAGAAGACCGAGACCAAGCCATGGAAATCTTCCATGCTGGTCACTTCGATGCCGAACCAAGGGTGGTCGGTGGCGAAGTTCAAGATTCGATAGTCATTGAGGAGGTGTCGGCATGAAGACTCTTGCGGATTATTCGAACCAAGAACTGGCACAAGAACTTTGTGACCGACTTGGTTATGAACTCGATAACGATGGTCAAGTTGTTATCTACACAGGATTGAAGGAGGAAGCATGACCATGTGTGGAGACCACCTCGTTCCGATTGACCAATGCAACTGCATTGCCACGGATCGAAGAGCAACCGGCAGCACCGAGCTGAAGAGAATCATCGTCTCCATCTATTCAAGCGATGATAATCCTCTTGGTGTAGGAGAACTATCTCGGCGACTCGATGGATTGGAATGGTGGATTACTGACCGCCAATCTATAAAGTTGTCCGAAGAAACCATCAGAGTTATAGACACAACCAAATGGAAAGATGAGGGTCAGGCATGAGGTACACAATCACAGGTTCGTTTGAAACAAACAGACCTCTCACAGAGAAAGAGTTCGAAGATATTCACAACACCCTTCGACTCCAACTCGATGAGCCGTGGGTCGAACAAGAAGATGGTCAATGGGATGACTCAGAGTTTGAGATATCCAACATTGAACTAGAGATGAAGGAGGGGTAGTGGGTTATGTGCTTTTCTTCCTGTCCTTCTTCACTTTCCCACTCGGAATGAGTGAGGATTCACCGATACTAATGGTGATCCCTTTGCTGGTATGGCTTGGGGCAATCACATTGGGAGGAGAAAGATAGATGCACCGACTTATCATCGGTGGAATCTTGATGGGGGCGGTACTTCTATCGCCCCCACTCAAGTCTGTTCCACCTAAAGCTGAAACAAAAAGCTCGACTATCGTGCAGGATATCCCGGTCATTCTGCACTTCGAGGACATGGACTTCGATCATCTGCCGCCAGCATGGCAGAAGCTCGCCATGTGTGAGAGTAGCGGCAGATCGAATGCAGTAGCCGGATCCAAGAAGCAGTTTCAAGGCTACTTTCAAATCGAATATCCCCGGACATGGGTTGCTCATGGTGGCTCCAGCGGCACACCACCAAAGAAAGCCACGCTACTTGAGCAGTTCCATGTAGCCCTTCACATCTATGCCGATAGGGGATCGAAGCCTTGGCCCTATTGTGGAAAGTATTTGAAGGAAGAGTATGGTCGCTGAGTTGACAATGCCGACAGCGACATTAGACTGGTCATAGTGGATCTGATCCTCCACTCTAGGCGAAGGCCCCCTCTTCGGAGGGGGTTCTTCATTTTCTGAAGTTATCCGTAGAGTAGAAACCTTGAGCTTTGAAGATGGTCGGGGTAGCAGAATACTTTCGAACTAACATCGTGTTGCAGTTATCTGTTGGGCATTCATACTCTGACTCTGGATCGTTGAACCCTCTGATTATCTCAACCACATTGCCACAACCCGGGCATTGGTAATCATACCTAGCCATAGTAACCTCTAAACTTTCGTAACTTATCTTCAGGTACACAATAAATCTCAGGTCTTCGCCAGTCAGGTTTGTCTAACCACTCTGGTTTCTTTGCTTCTGCTCCCATAATCCATCCGATTAGTTCATAGTTCGGCATACCACCACGAACTAATACGAACTTGATGTCATCCTTTGCATCGGGTCTAACTAATAGTCTTCCTTGCTCATGCTTTGTGTACTTCACATCTATGTTTGGCTCTATGTCTACGCCGCCCTGACCGAATGCACCACCCCAATAAACGCCAAGGTATTTAGCAACGGCAATCTCTGCACCACATCCATCCACATCGAGGAGGATTCGTTGCCACGGATCCATGTCTTGTAGTCCACGCATCTGTTGGTTCTTCATAGTGGATACATATCTTTCGACTGCTGTATTCACAGCCAGTACCACTTCATATCTTTCTAAGACTATCTTTACGCCCATGGAGTTGGGCCTCCAAGATGATCGATAATCTTCCGAAGGATTCTTTGAACCCTCCGATCTACTGTCGAATCAGACAGACCTAGTTCTTTTCCAATATCAGATAGGGTCATGGGGGAAGCTCCGTATCTTAGGTTGATTATGTACTGTTCATCTTTATCAAGAAGTTCAAGAGCAGACTTCACATCTATTGCCATGGCAAGAAGGTTGCCACCTTCATTAGGTGCCGGTGATCTGCGTGGTTGTCCATCATCTACCTTGTCGATCAATGTCACACCTTGTACATCGAACTGCAATGCAACTGGCAAGATAGATGCAATGGTTACTGTGTCGTAGAAGAACTCATCACCAGTCGAGTAACCAACACGAACCGACTTCTCTTTACGAGAATACTTTTCAATGTGGCGGCGGAACCTTGCCATGATTTTCCTAGCCACCCATTTAGTTTCATCTTTGGATACCTGATAAGACTCATCAAGATCTTCCTCAAGTTTAGGTCTTTGCAATACATAGACATTTAGTTCTTGAACCAAGTCTTTGTATTCCACATACCCAACGAACCTTCGGTAGATGGTTGATGAGGCTATGTTGATAAGGTCATTGAGGTGTTCTTTGGCTCGATCACTCATCGAGGTCAAGACCTCCGACTCCATCCATCTCTATGATTGCATCGATGATGAACCTAATGAGGAAATACAACGATGTAATTACAAGAATCGGAACCAAAAAAAAGAGGAGCTTCTTCATAGTTTGTTCTTAGGCCACTTTCCACGCTGCACCATCATTGCGATGATTGCATAGTTGGCTAGATCCTTGAATGAATCTTCGATTGATTCATGCTGTGGCTTACCATTGCCAAAGATAAACAGGTTCTTGAGTCGTTCAAACTTGTCACCCATACGGACAAGTAACCCATTCATTGGGCCACCGAATGCATTGTTGATATTGCCGGGGCCGTAATCCCTTTGCTTGCTTATCAGTAAGTTGCCAAGTTCATCGATGATATCCCAGACATCAGCAACGAAGTCATTCATTGCCGGGTCTTGGGAACTTGGACTGTCATCTGTAGGCCCGAAGATAGGTTCTCTACTTTTACCACTATCAGGCCATGCTTTTCCAACAAGCTTTTCAAACTTTCGATTGTATCCTGAGTCTCCATTGTTACTCATCTAGTCCTAACCTCTTTCTCAGACCTTCTAATCCTTCATCTATTACTACTGAGTTGACATCAGAACCTTGAGGTAATGGTATCAGTTCAGCGTGTTCTACTTCTTGTAATACTTTCTCGGCGAGTTCCATACCCGGATTGCTACCATCCTTCTTTCCCTCGTCATTATCTGCAAGGATAAGAACTCGTTTATATCCTTGGAAGAGTCGATTGAAGTGTGGTCTCCAAGCCTTGACACCCGGTACTCCAACTGAAGGCAACAGTTGGCTGGCAATAACTGCATCGAGTTCTCCCTCGCAGATTGCAACAACATCTGAAGGTTTCTGAAGATCGACTGCATTGAAGAGTCGGGCTGGCTGATGCATTGGAGCCATGTACTTAGGGCCCGGAGATCCATCGACCCTTCGGAACTTGAATCCTGCCACCCCATTGACAACTCTGTATGGGATCGACAACCAGCCGATGAACTGCACATGGCTCGGGTCACAATCGACTGGTACGGTTCCCAGCAGATGGGCCTCTGCCAGTTCTTTGCCGAACCCTCGACCCTGTAAGTAGTCCACCGTCTCTTCGCTTATCCTTTTGTGATAAGTCGATGCCAGATCGTTTAGCAATGTCAGACGCTCTATCGAAAGCAACACGAAAATCTATCCCTTCTCTCCACATCAGTAGTGAGTATGCATCTCCACCTATGCCACAGGTGTGGCAGAAATACAACCCAGCCTTCTCTCCATCAGTAGACATCACGGCAGATCTCCGTGAGTCATCGTGAAAGCAACACCTTACTGCTCTCGAATATCCATCTCTTACTTCTCCACCGTAATGTCTAATCACAGCTTTGAGTAGGTCAACATCAGCGGCCATAGGAGTCCACGATTCTGTCGCCAATCCACTTGGCTACATTCACGGTGACTGCATTACCCATCTGTTTGTATCGCTGGGAATCAGACTGGTCTTCTGTCCAGTTATCTGGAAACCCTTGCAATCTTTCACACTCCAATGGCAACAGTCTTCTGATGGTTGACTCGAAGATTGTCTGATCATTGACACCCTTGAGGGTGAATGATTTATCAGAGAACATTGCACCCTTGCCACCACCGGGTTTGCCCTCACGCTCTCGTATGACTATGGCGTGTGGTGATGTGGTGTCGATGGTAAACATCGGGTCTCCCTCATCGGTATGACCTCGACCATTGGGCCCAGCATTCTCTGATCTTCCAATGACTGTGTTCTGTATGGCAGTAACCATAGGTGTGTTCAGTCCTCCTGTTCCCATGTATCCAGTAAGTGTGTTGATGGTGTCACCTTGGATACGAACCCCATCAGATCGATGAGGATGGAAGATGATGAGTTTGTCTTCCTCGACATACTGATTGCCCACCCCTTTGTAGTCTCGTGCTTGCAATGTACCAACAGTCTCATTGGTTGCAATCAAAACTGTGGCACGAACATCACCGTTGTTTTCAAATGCGTTCAAGGTTGGCACCACCCCTCCTTCGTTCCATGTTTCATAATCATCTTTACTCTTGGCTCTGCTGGCTTTGATAAACCAATGCATCATGCAACGCTTTCGGTAGTACTTTGCCCCTACGGTTGGCTCTACGAAGGATCCCTTCGCAAGCCTTAA